ATGATGGCTCCAGCTAGTGCTAAAGAACACTATCACAACGCAATGTATGGTGGTTATGTAGACCACATTTTAAGAGTCGTAGATTTATCTTTGAAAATAAAAGAACTATGGGAACAAAACAATTGTAAAATAGATTTTACAGATGAAGAATTAGTATTTTCAGCCTTACACCACGACCTAGGTAAAGTTGGTGATTTAGAAAATGATTATTATATTCCACAAGACAACGAGTGGAGAAGAAAGAATATGGGGGAAATATTTAAACACAATGAAAAGTGTGAGTATATGTCAGTAACGGATAGAGCGTTTTATTTACTACAACATTATAATATATCGATTAGTAAAAAAGAATTTATCGGTATAAGATTAACAGACGGAATGTATGAAGAAGCAAATAAAAGTTATTTAGTAGCTTATAAAGCAGAATTTCAACTTCGTTCTACAATACAATATATTCTACATCAAGCTGATATGATGGCTTCTCAAATAGAAGGTCGTCTAACAAAAGAGTCAATTGAAAAAGAAGAAACAGAAACATTTGAAAAAATAAAAAACATCAAAGAAGTTTTAGATAGTGGTGATAAACCAACAACACAACAAGAGAAACCTGGTAAAATATCTACTGATTTATTTGATGAACTATTCGGAGATAAAAAATGATACTACAAATAACATTAGGATTTTTTGTAATACTTTCACTAGCGTTAAGTTATGCAGTTTATAACTTATTACTTAAACAAGAACAACTTGAAGATTGGGTTGAAGATTATATTACTAAAATAAATGAGGTAAATACAAAAATTAGACAAATTGATTACAAAGGATACTTTGAAGTTGATGATGAGGTGGGACAAGTATTTGAACAATTAAAACAAGAAGTTCAATCACTTGAGGAATTAACAGAAATTACAGAGGAGAACTAAATGGGTCGTAAAAGAAAAAATTATTACTTTACAGATGTAACAGAAAAAGCAATTATTCGTTATAATAAAGAGGAAAGACCTGCTATGAGAAATAGAATATACAACGACCATATAAAAAATGCTTTTGATAAGTTATGTGAGAATATAATTCACACATTTAAGTTTTATTATTTTGATGTTTCATCAGAAGAAGTTAAAAATGAAGTAGTAAGTTTTTTAGTTATGAATATGCATAAATATACTGAGGGTAAAGGAAAAGCCTTTTCTTACTTTAGTATTGTTGCTAAAAATTATTTAATCCTACACAACAACAACAATTATAAAAAAATGAAAACACACGATAAGATTGATGTTATGGATTGGGACAGAAGTATACAAACAGAAATACAACAAAAAAATACAAATCAAGCATACAATGAATTTGTAAATCAAATGTTAGAATATTGGGACAACAATATAAATGTAATTTTTAGAAGACAAAAAGATGTAAGAGTTGCTGACGCAGTATTACATATTTTTAGAATCAAAGGTAATATAGAAAATTTTAATAAAAAAGCTTTATACATTTTAATCAGAGAAATGACACAATCAAACACACAACACATTACAAGAGTTATCAATGTAATGAAAAAGTATCAGAAAGGCATTTACAAGGAATTTCAAGTAAATGGATTCATTGACACAAAGACCACAGGGTCTTTTGTTATTCATAATTAATAAATATAGATAATTATTTAAGATTATCCTGTTTAGGCAGGATATTTTGTTCACAATACGGAGGAAACAAACTATGAAAGACATCATTAAATTAATCAAGGGATATGTAGACGACTTAATGTCAGTTCTTATTTCTCTTATTGGCCTGGGTGCCGTTGCAGGAATTATATTCCAAGGCGGACTATTTGGGTTGGATGTTATAGCTAATTTAATGTCACTTGTTAATATGTTTGGTGAAAGCGGTTTTGCTGGTTTCATCACATTGGTGATATTATTAGGTCTAATTCGTAAGTAGGAACGCGAAATAATAAGTAATATTTCCTACATATTACTTAAACTAAAAAGGGGACAAAGTATTAATTTATTTTGTTCCCTTTTTTTGTTTCCATATATTTATAGTTAAAGGATTATATTATGTCAAACGATTATGAAATATTTAAAGGAAAATCATTATCGTCATTGTTTCAAGATATTTACGAAAACCAAAACTATAACAGAAAACAACTAGATGTCTTAACTAGAAATATTACTTCTATGATTAAGGACGGAGATACTGCTGTTCAAATAGTTCCAATGATTAAAGAGTATTTAGAAATCAATGTTCGTAATGATGAGTTATTAGTAAAACTAGCTGGTATCGTTCAGAAGATTATTACCGCTGAAAGCAAAGGTGAATCAGAAAGTGAATTTGGTTTATCTGAAATAGAAAAACAAGAAATAATGAATACGATATTAGAACACGATACAAAAGATTTACAAGAAACATCTGACAAAATCAGAAAAGATATAGAATCAAAACAATAAAATGGCCGAAAGAAGAAAAACCAATTCATCAAACATAACAAGTTTTGGTAATTCACAAGTTCAAAGAATTCATTCTGATATTCATAGAATAATGGACTCAAGAGAATATGATTTTTATGAACTTGAACCAGTAGAAGTAAAAGAAGTTTTATTAGATAAAGATAAACTTCCAAAAAAATCTAATGGAAAACCAAACTACAAATATTACGGGGCTATAAAAGGAAGTTGGATTAATAATAAAGACCAACAAATTTTAGGAGATGGTGTTCATATATTACCACTTGATTCACAGATAAAAAGATATCCAGTAGTTGGTGAAAATGTTGTTTGTGTAAATTATTTTGGACAAACTTATTATAGTGACATTATCAATATAAAAAACAACCCAAATAATAATGTTAAAACAGGATTAAGTGATAGAATCAACACAAAAGTTTCTATACAAACAACAGACGAAGATTTTAAATATCAAAGAAATATAGAAGCCAATCGTGGTGATTTAGTTTTGACCGGTAGATATGCAAGTTCTATAAAAATCGGAGAGAACGATTTAGTTCCAAGTGTTCAAATAGTAGCCGGACACAACACGGAGGGACTTGAAATAAATGAACCAGTAAAACACAATCTTAATAAAGATGACGCTTCAATATATGTTCAAGCAAAAGGTGGAAGTCAAGAAGTAAAAAATCCAAATCCAGAACTAAGTGATATTTATACTAAAGGTTCAGTAATTGTATTAGATGCTGATTATATTGTTTTAAATGCTAAACAAGTTCTTAGACAACAATCAGGTGAACTTAACGAAGTCATTGGTAAAAATGTTGAAATAAAACACAACCAAACAGATGGAGTGGTATTTACCGGAGAAACTAAAAAACTTTTAGATAATTTAAGAAACGGCCCTATTGAAGCTATAAAGAGAGAAATAGAAGAATGTATTGAGGAAATTAGAAAACTCTCTAATGTTCCACAAAGAGAATTTGAAGAATTAAAACAATTACAACAAAAGTTAAGCAATATAAAAATTGACCCACAAAAAACTTTAGCAAAGATAACAAGTTTTAGACCATCACTTAAAAATGATGAGTTTATAAAGTTAGAAAATGAATATAAAAACGCTCAGAAAGCTTTAGAACAAGCAACACCAAAAGCTGCAACAGACCCAGTTGGTTTTGGAATAGCACTTGGTAGACTTACAAATGTAATTAGTAAATTTGCAAGAGGAGATTTTTTAAGATTCGACATCATAACAGATTAGGAGTAAAAATGAAACAAGGTAAATTGGTATCGTTAATAAAAGAAGTTGTCAAACAAGAGGTTAAAAAACAAGTAACCGATATACTTATTAACGAAACAAATATTCCCAAAACAAAACCAGTAGTCAAGAGAAAAAAGGTTGAGGAAAAAAATTATACAGACAACCCAACACTTAACAAAATTCTAAATGAAACTGCACAACAACAAGAAGAATACCCAACATTAGGCGGAGGGACTTTTGATTCAAGTCGTGCAACAGAGTTGTTAGGATACGGCGGTGGTTTAGGGAATAAAGAAGTTAAACGAGAAGTAGCGGCCGCAAGCACATTACAAAGTGCGGGCATGAATCCAGATACAGCTCCAGAGCATTTAAAAAACGCTTTGACAAGAGACTATACAGATTTAGTAAAAGCTATTGATAAGAAAAAAGGTAAGTAATGGCAAGTGCAAGAGAAAACGATTTAAATCCAGATATTCGTATCGGTTTAAAACTGCCTTTCAACAGAGGAAGGTCAGGTTTATTTCCACAAACTCAAACAACATTAGAACAAGCTGGTTCTAATATAAAAAACCTTTTACTAACAGCAAAAGGTGAAAGAATAATGCAACCTAACTTTGGCTCTCGTTTAAGAGAATTATTATTTGAACAATACACAGAAGATTTAACTGAAAGAATAAAACAAGAGATACAAGAAGCAATGTCTATTTGGTTACCATACATTGATATAGCAAAAGTTGATGTTATTCAAAACGAAGCTATTCCAACAGAAACAAAAGTAGATATAGACTTTTCTTTGAACTATGAACCTAATAGATTTAATTCTATTACACTAAATTTTGACACTACATCAGGTGGTTCAAGTGGTGGCTCAAGTGGTGGTTCAAGTGGTGGAGGATATTAGGAGTAAATAATGGCATATAGAAGTAATAAAACTGGAAAAGTAAGTAAAGAAGTAAGATATTTAAATAAAGACTTCTCTCAGATTAGAAATAATTTGATTGAGTTTTCAAAACAATATTATCCAAACACTTACAAAGACTTTAACGAATCATCACCTGGAATGATGTTTATTGAAATGGCATCTTATGTTGGTGATGTTATGTCATACTATGTTGATTCACAATTTAAAGAATCTTTATTAGGATATTCAGAAGAATTAAGAACTTTATATTCAATGGCACAAACATTTGGATATAAACCAAGATTAACAGCTCCTTCACAAGTAACATTAGATATATTCCAATTAGTTCCAGCAAAAGGTGAAGCATCTAGTATAGAACCTGATTATGATTATGCATTAAATATTCCAGCCGGAGCTCGTGTCGAAACATCAGATGGAGTAACTTTTAGAACAATACAAGGTTGTGATTTTAGATATGATAATACAACTTCTTCACCAAGAGTTACTACGGTATTTGAAACAGATACTAACGAATCACCAACATTTTATTTATTAAAAAAACAAGTCCAAGCACAAAGTGGTGCTGTTACGAGTGAAGATTTTACTTTTACTAATGCTAAAAAATATTCAAGAGTTAAATTATCAAATACTAACATTATAGATGTTATAAGTGTGGTTGATTCTGATGGAAATAATTGGAACGAAGTTGATTCATTAGCACAAGATACCGTATTTGACGAAGTTGAAAATAATTCAAACAATGATTCAGAGTTAGCACAATATTCAGATGATGTTCCTTATTTATTAAAACTAAAAAGAGTATCAAGAAGATTTACAACTTATAGAAGACCCGATGGAAAAACAGAATTAAGATTCGGAGCAGGAGTTAGTGATAATGCAGATGAAGACATTATACCAAATCCTGATAATGTTGGTTCTAATCTACCAGATAGTCCTTCAAAAATTTATGAAACATTTGACCCAAGTAATTTTTTAAAAACAAAAACTTACGGGTTAGCACCTTCCAACACAACACTATCAATTTCTTATCAATATGGTGGTGGATTACAAGACAATGTTGGTGTTGATGAAATCAATAAGATTGCTGGTATCACATTAGAAATAGATTCTACTAATTTAAGTCAATCAACATTAGATACCGTAAAACAATCAGTTAGAATTTCTAATCCAGAAGCTTCATCAGGT